AGTGCATCTTGGTCATTTTTAAGACCATCAGCTTCGTTCTGCCAGTTCTCTACAACACCTACATCTATTAACTCCCCATGGGGATCGAAGACTTCATTATCCGGAGTATCGAAGACTGGGCGTCCATACTCATCAATAAATCCTTCGTAGTTCCACTCCATTGGGATAAAAAGAGAATATAAGCCAGACGCTGTCTGTCCATTTCTGTTTCGCTTAGTAACGTTTGATGCTCCATATAATTTTTTAAAGTTGTCTCCACCTTTGTCTAGTGAGTTTGAAGTTGAGCCCATCATACATTTACCTATTATCCTACTACCTAATCGTAAACATGTTTTTGTAACTCGCCAGTTATTTAATATGTTATCGGGTCTTTCCCACTTACCACTTTCATCATGTACTAACAGCTGAAGCTTTTCTCCGTCATAACTGTTATCACCTGTATTTTTCCAATCAATAGTAGTATCAAGTCCAGCCAAGTCTTCCTGCTTTTCATTAGCAGTGATTTTTTTACGTGTGAACTTACTTGCAGGAACCCTATAAGCAAGCTCAGACTTAGGTCTGTCCATACCGTCTTGAATCGGTTTAAAAAAGAACGGATAATTAACCGATATTGGAACGACTTTGTCTGTAAACATTTTTTTAGCATCTGCACCTGTTTTAGATAATATACCAAATCTTGCATCACTTGATATTGTAGCTTGGTTAACTGTTTCAGCTGATGACATAAAAGAAAAACCAGATCGTCTGTTTTTAAGGTAGCACATACCATAACATCTTTTATCTGCTTTACAAGCTTCCCAGAATATATAAAATAATCTGTTTGCCTCTCTAAAGTCTGGTGCGCCTACATCTATTTTACTCCATTGCAAGTACATGTAATGTGTACCAGTTATGTATGTTGACTCTTTACCGTTTTTAAACCAAAAACCTTGCTCTCTTCTAGCAAATTCTCCATCTATATAATCAAACCACTGTTCTTTTTGATCTTCAGGATATGACCTCCAGTCGAATATATTTTTTAACCTAGATAATTGTTTAGGATATTCTATTTGTTGCCACTTGCTTTTGGCATGCACGTACACCTTTTTAGGTTGCAAAGGTAAAGCGATTTGCAAACCTTGTATTTCATAGATCTCACCAATAGTACCATCTTTTGATATAACGACAATATCGTGTTCTTTATTGTATCCATATTTCCATTTTTTAGTTCTATTAAGTCTACTAATAGTAGTTTTTTTTACTGGCTCAACTACTTTATATAACTCTTGCTCGTAACTCATCTTGATCTACCCTCTGCAAAACCTTTAAATATTTTTGCTTTTGCTTCTTCGGGTGCTTTTCCCTCGAGTAAGTTTTCTTCTTCTTCGATTCTATTAAGTATTTCAAACGCGTCAAATATAGCTAGTTTTTTAGTAGCTGCGGCATTTTTTAATCTATCAGCTGATATATCGTCATCACTATCTACAATATCTTCTTTAGCAACTTTTATTAGTTCTTCAACCGCTCTATGCCCAGCTTGGATTATACGTTTTTTCGTTTCCTTGATATTCATATTTAATTGTAATTTGATTTAAGTTGACTTTATAAAGTCTTTGCCCATCTATAACAAACTCATATCTAGCTCCAACATGTACAAAACCTAGTATGTCGCCTTTTTTATAAGTTTTATTTCCGTATACAACTTGACCAATAAACTTTTCTTTTTCTATAGAAAAATTATCATCTTCTTTTAACGGTTGTAAAAATATATAACCATCTAATGGTTGCCAAGTATCTTTACGTTTAACAGCATATATTTGCTCAGAGTATATATTATATCTATTCTCACTTATAAAGCTGCTACTGTTCTTCTCTACGCCTCTCTGGTTGTGCCATCGTCTAAACACATTGTGGTGTACTATTATTTCGTCACCATTTTTTATACCAGTGTGATTGTTTAATATTGGTGCAGATATAACACGTGCTTTTCTATTTATATATTTGTGATTGAATATATCAGTGTTTAACACTAATTCTTTTTCACCTAATTTTTTTACGTTGTTATATCTACTTCCAATAGGTTCTATTATAAAACCAAATATGCTTTTCATTAGTATTGTAAATTATACTCTACTGATATAGCCATATTTTTATTAAAATCTTTCCAAGGTATTACTTCTTTGGATTTTCTTATATAAACAGAAAACTTATCAGTTTCTTCTATAATATCGCAAATAGTATGACCACCGTACACTTCTTGCCCGACAGCATAATGCATAGCATCATTCTTGTAGTCTTTACCTATAGAAATTTTACGAATTAACTTGCTCATCTGTGTGATATGTTATTTTACCGTCTCTAACGTCAACATCAGCTTTACCGTAAACTTTCTCAAGCTCTCCTTGTAATTCACCTACTTGACCTTGAACTGCTTCCAAAGCTTTTAAAGCACCATACTTTTGTTGCTCTAACTGTCCAATCTCTCTTTGTATCATGTTAATTTTACCTACTAATTCTCGTAAACCTTTTAATTCTTCTTCTGTAATATTTGTTGGTTTAAGGCTTTTTGCCTTAGCTGTTTTTCTTTTTGCCATTTTTTTTAATTTTAGTTAATTTAATTTAGTTTCTTATACTTATAATATCACATAAAATAGTGAATAATTACACTAGTCATCTATTTCAGATATATAACCTCCTTCCTCAAGTTCTTCTACCTCTATACCTGTTCCGTCACCAACCCAATCACTATGGTTTGTAAATGTATAACTAGAGCATGTGTTTATGTCATTAAACTTACGAATGCGATCGTTAATTAAGTCTGTTGTAGCTACTAATCTTTCTGTACGATCCATACTTTTGTGCATAAAATGTACATTGTCTTTCTCTATTGTTTCAAATACTTCTTCTGATAATATGTAATAATTCATGTTATTTATTTACTATTGCTGAGTTACCATCTATTGTAAAGTTATCATTTGATCTTGTAGCGTTACCATTACCTTCCCACTGCCAATAACCTATTAAGTTTGATTGAGCACTATGTGTTGTTGCATCCATTACTGTACCACTGTTGTATAGTGATGTAACTTCACTAGCACTTAACTCCTTGTTCCATATAGTTAAATCATTATAAAGTGTTGGCGAGCTATTACCAGTTTTTCCTTCACCGTTTGAAATACCATTAGAACCAACACTCCAAGTTCTGTTATTAGTGCTACTCATCGCACCATTAACATTGTTGTTTGTTTGTATTGGCGCTGCACCGGCTGCATTAGCATTCCAGTATAGTTTCATTGCACTAGCAGCATTTGTTGTTGATTTTGTAATAGTAATCATTGTATAGTTATCACTGTTCACATAACCTCTATTACTAGCACTCCAATATGTACCACCTAAACCAGCCGCGGCATAACCAGCTGCATAAGCGGCTGAATTAGAATGAAACAACCATTCGCCAAACTTAGACCAAGCATTAGATGATGTGGTTTTGTTACCATAATGCGCGCGTAGCCTATTGTTACTTTCGTTGTACATGATTTTAATCATATCAGTTAATTGGTAAGGAGCGTTTTCTTTTTGACCAATAAAAAAATGTATGTTAGTATTTAAACTACTACTCCAACCAGCTTTAATCCAAAACGATATTGTCCATGCGCTAGAGCCTGTAAAATTAAACGTATCGTCAGTGTCAACAAGTTGAATATTGTGGTTAACACCAGTCTCTAATGCTTTTGAAACAGCTTTTGCATTTACAAATGTAGGTTCACCCACAGCGTCATGATCATACCCATACCACTCTGACATAGCGTGTGGTGCTGTTTGGTTAGGCGCAGAATCACTGTTTTCATTTAATTCTGATTCTGCTGTTAAATCATTTAACGATACATTTGTGTACGACTCTCCAGCGTTGTAGTTATCTTCATCTAACTCGTTTTTTATACCAACAAGACTTATTGTACCACTACTAGGAATTACCATTTAGCTTTTCTTTTAATTCGTCAATTTGTTTTTGTTGATCTTTTATAGCTTCAATTAATACAGCAACCATTTTTTCATATTTAACAGCTTTGTAACCATTATCTCTTGTATCTACTATTTCAGGAAATACTTTTTCAACTTCTTGAGCAACTATACCAATATCATCGTTACCGTTAAACTGCTCGTGTTTATCGTTCCAAGTAAATGTATACCCAGTTAAACTTTTTACTTTATCAATAGGGTTTGTTATTGCTTGTAAATTATCTTTGTATCTTTTATCAGACGATGCATAAGCAACTACGTCTTCACCAACATTAAGTGTTTTAGCAATACCTACACCACCACTTGTTTTATATGCACCTGTACTTTTAGTTGTAGATTGCGTTGTGTTACTTTGACTTATTGCACCTGAGAATACTGTGTTACTAGAAAAAGTTTTAGCACCAGATATTGTTTGAGTAGTATTCGTATACACTCCATTTGTAACAGAGCCAGCGTTTCCTGATACAGATGTTTGTACTATATTAGATGTTTTAGCTGTGTTTGCAGCCACAGCTGAGTTATTTGCAACCTCAGTGTCAAAGTCTGATATTGTGCTAGCGGCTTGCGTACCAGTGTGGTTTGCTCTAGCTTTTAACGTAGCATCAGACGAATTTGCTGTTGCATTAGATGGAGCGTGAGATGCTTGAGAATGAGTATATGCTGTATCGTAGTTACCTTTTAAAGTGTTTGTAAGGTTGTTTTGTGTTAAACCACCATTGCCGACACTATAAGTTGTATCAGTAGATGATATTGTAACAACACCACTTGATTCTTCCAAACTTACATTACTACCTCTTTTAAACCTTAATGTTTCAGTACTTCCTAAAGTGTAATCAGCACTACCATTACCGCTACTGTCAACTTCTACAGCTCTAAAAGTATCAGCCGTTTGAGTGTTTTCCCATGGCACATTAACAAACATTTTTCCAGAAGATAATTCTACTGGGTAGTTTTTACCGTTTTCACTATAACCTATTTTAACTAAACCTAAAGCAGAGCTT